TTACGATCATCCATGATGTTGCCTATATGATAAAATACATAAGGTTTCTCTCGTGGTTTGGGTATATGTGCATGAATGACATAAAAGTCATTTTTTGGAAATTGTCGAGACAGGACGGATTTACAGAATTCACTGGGTACAGCAACACGATCAAATTCTTCCATGATCATCCCGTAATCTTCGTGTACCGTGGTAGTTTCACAAACGGTCATACAAGCTAAATGCTTCACACGCGTTTTTGCATACTTGGCGTATTCTATATGTTCTCGTAAAGGTAGTAAAAATATCAGGCCGTATTCATCTTCGGGTATTTTACTCCCTATTGTGAAATACAAAGCATCTGGGAAAACTTTGGTATATTTATTCGCATGTTGACCTATCCCACTTTTTAGGGATGAACCAATGAATAACATTTAGTATAAAGATAATCTTACTTTTATATATATAGCAATGGATTCTTTACGTGATGAGATCGAACAGGAAATGAAAATTCTCAACCTCGATAAAAGGCGTCTTTGTAACCTTCTCTTAAAGGTTCTCGATGCGTCTGAATTAGGTGGTTCTTCCGCGATGGAAGGTGCCCGTGGCGCGCCAGGTCCTCCCGGCCCCGCGGGACCTCGTGGTCCTCCCGGGGCTCAGGGCCCACCCGGTGCGAGCGTTGCCCCCGCAGCCAAGTCGGATGACAAACCCGCAGCCAAACCTGCGGCTAAGAAGGCTGCCAACACTCCAGCTAAGAAGAAGGCGTTATCTGGAGTTTAAATAAAAATAATAATATCGGGTTTTAAACCTAATATGGACATGAATGTCCCGACAACTTAGTCAGGAAACATTTCTATATTAGAGTTGATTTATTTAATTATCACCATAAATTTGTAAAATATCTTTTACTATAGGAGATCTTTCTATATCTTCATGACTAAAAGTTATACACTCTATGCGTCTATAATTTGTCTTTTGTAATTTTTCATAAATATCTTTTAATCCGTTATCATCATATTTTCTATCGTGTTGATTTAAATCACCTGTTATTATCATTTTACTATTATTACCTATACGAGTGAGAAGCATTTTCATTTGATTGGGGGTACTATTTTGCATTTCATCCGCTATGATAAAAGCGTTCTTAAATGTTCTTCCTCTCATATAAGCTAAGGGGCATATTTCTATTATTTTTTCTTTAATCATGTTTCCTATTTGATGTTGACTATAAAATTCAGAAAATATATCCATGATGGGTCTCGTCCAAGGATCCATTTTTTCTTCTAGTGTTCCGGGTAGGTATCCTATATCTTCTTCGACAGACACAGCTGGGCGTGTTAAAATTATTTTATTGAAATCACCATCATTTAAACCTTCTATAGCGGCGTAACACGCAAGCATAGTTTTACCAGTTCCAGCAGGACCTATGGCGAATATCATAGGTTTACATCCATGTAAAACTCGTTGATAATCTTTTTGGTTATCGTTTTTTGGTATGGCTGACGGATTTGGTATTTCTATGTCGAATTGGATATCTTGATATTCCGTTTCAAACGAACACGGTGATAATTTTTCTCTTTTTTGCTTCTTACCTCCCATACTTTTTACTCAGAAGTTTTTGGTAAATTACTCATTAAGAGTCTCGCACTGGGATCTGTAATTTTTGTCCATTTCGGTCTCCATATTTCACTTATGAGATGGTTATGATGGTCTCCGTAATGATCCCAAAAAATTATTCTGTAAAGAGCTTCTTCTTTCGTTAGAGGTGTGTTATAACCCTTCGATAAAACGCGTGTTTTACTAAACATTTCATCAGTAATCACCTGATGTGAATGTGTTTTAACGTGATTAACCCACCTACTTCCAACCGCATCGCTCATACCATCCTTACGTCTCCATAAAATTTTATCTGGGAGATATCCTGTAAAAGCTTTTCTCAAAATATGTTTTTCTAATTTGTGTATTTTTAGTTTTTGATTCATGGACATACAAACTTCTATAAATTCTTTATCCAAAAATGGAACGATGAGATCAAGACCGTGAGCACCGGCACATCGATCCGCCCGAAGTCCGTCGAATTGATGAATTAGCTTTAGGCGTCTCATGTTCTCGTGAGCAAACTCTTCAACATCTGGGGCATTGTGAAAGTATAAATACCCTCCTAATATTTCATCCGCACCTTCTCCGGAAAATATATACCTACAATTTGTATTCTCTTTTATATATTTGCATAACATCCACATAGGTATACTCGCCCTAACGGTGGTCGTATCATATGATTCTAGAGAACGAATAACATCCGACATATATTTAATACCATCATCAACCGTGAAAATGACTTCTGTGTGGTCGGAGTCTATATGTTTTGCCACTATTCTCGCGGATTCGAGATCCGGGCTATCGTGTAGACCAATTGAAAATGTTTTAATTTTTCCAAGTTTTTTAGACGCAATAGACGCTATGAGACTGCTATCCAAACCACCAGAAAGTAAGAATCCTACATCACGATCGGAGTGTTCCAATCTTTTATGTAAAGCAGATTCCAGAGTCTCTTTTACGATTTGCGTAGAATCTGTGGTGAGATATTTATACACATGCCAATATGTATTGTAATAGCAAATAAAACTATCTACATAGGAATCGTAGATATATCCGGGTGGGAATACATGTATCGTCGATTGTAAAAACTTCAGAGCTTTGACCTCGCTCGCGAAAGCTATGGATCCCTTATCGTATCGAGTGTAAAACAGAGGTCTTACACCTACGGGATCTCTAGCGGCCATGACACGCTTTCCATTCGTGTAGACGAATGCAAAATCCCCTTGCATCATATCAACAGTTCTAATTATTCCAACTGATTCGATCATAGGTAACAGAACTTCACAGTCACTTTCACTCTTTTCATCACCTATTAGAAAATCCTTGTAATTGTATATTTCTCCATTACATACTAGCATGGATTTGTTATGTCTAAAAGGTTGCATACCATTTTTAGATAAATCCTTTATAGAAAGCCTATAAAAGTCCATACGACATTTACCCATAACATTCGACTTATAATCATCCGGACCCCTGTGTGTCAGTAAATCTACGGGGACCTCTACTTCTTCTCCATATAAAGCTAGAATTCCACACATGAATATACTTACCTCCTATCCTTAAACTGATTAAAGGTAAACACATCATATTTTATAATGATTGTGGATTGTTTTACATTTTATAACGAACTTGACATTTTGAAAAAAAGATTAAAATATCTTTCTCCAGTGGTAGATAAATTTGTACTAGTAGAATCTACAAAAACATTTAGAGGTAATTCTAAAGAATTATTTTATGAACAAAATAAAAAAGATTTTGATGAATGGAAAGATAAAATTATACACGTAATTGTTGAAGATAATCCAGATGATAAAAATCCTTGGGTACGAGAGACTCATCAAAGAAATTGTATAACACGAGGACTCACTGAAATTTCGGTAGAAGATCTTGTTATGATTTCAGATGTAGATGAAATACCAAATAGAGAGTTGATTAAAATGCCAGAAGATGTGAAAGCTTGTTCATTTAATATGATAGCGTTTCAGTATAACTTTGATTATATGCAAGAACTCGAACCGTGGTTTGGTACGGTTCTTACGAGGAAGAAAGTCGTAGATAAAATTACTCCTCAGAAATTAAGAGATTTGCGATGGAGTGTTCCATGTTATAGAAACGCTGGTTGGCACCTTTCTGCGTTTGGCGACGAACATTATGTATCAAATAAAATTCACAATTATTCACATTGTTACGATGATAAGCATATGGGTATGAATACGACCACATTTAAAAATTTTATAAAAAATGGAATACACACAGATGGAAAATATAAACTTGTTAAGACTTCGGATACTATAAAAAATTCCTTACCTAATGATTTAAAGAATAATTGATCACTTATATTATATGAAATTTAGTTTGACTAAAGTAAACAATGGAAAATATGATGTATTTGTCATAGATAACGATGAGTACATAGGACCGTGTATCGCTCGGGGTTATGAATGGGATGGTTGGATGCGTGAGGACATACAAAAATGTCATAAACCAAATACAGAAATAATAGATGTTGGTGCAAATATAGGGTATAATACACTCATGTTTTCCGATTATGGCCCAGTCGTATCATTTGAACCCATATTTCACGAAATAGTAACCTTAAACGTAAAAAATAATTCACTTAAATATCCTGTTCAAGTTATCCCTTGCGCTCTTTCGGACGAAAATTCTATTTCCAAAATTCGCATTCCATCACATGGTTGTCAATCGAATACACTCATAAACTATGGTGGTACGGGTTTTTATCACGATGATAATTTAAAAGGTGAAGGTGTAAACGTCTATTGTAAAAGATTAGATGAGATTTATACAGGTATTCCATCCATCATAAAAATTGATGTAGAAGGACATGAACTACACGTTTTAAAAGGGGCAACGGATATAATAAAGAAGCATAAACCAGCTTTACTCATAGAAATATATGGATTTTCACAAAATAATGAAGTACATACATACATAAAGTCGCTTGGGTATGGGGATCCAAAGCCAAGACCAGAAATGGTTTATTTATATGAGTTTACAAAACTTTAACACATATGGGTCTTATTCGGATACTATAAAAAATTCCTTACCTAATGATTTAAAGAATAATTGATCACTTATATTATATGAAACTATCAGCAGTATGTTATGGTAGGAATGATAATTATGGTGGTCATTTTTTAGAATCTGCGTTGTATAGTTTAAATTCCATGCTTAAAACGTTTGATGAAGTTGTGTATGTCGATTGGAATACTGAAGAGGGTAAAAAAATAGTTACCGACGAATTACAATTGGAAAATAGAGATAAATTACGCGTTTTTCACGTTGCACCAGATCTTATGAAAAAAATTACCAACGGAACACCTACACCCCCAATGTGTGAAGTTTTAGCTAAGAATATTGGTATAAGACGCGCTATAGGTGATATTATATGTTGCGTTAATCTGGATGTCATAGTTCCCCCTCGAGAACATATAGTTTTAATGTGCCAAAAGCTTGCAGTGGGTGATATGATAACTTTAACCAAACAAGATGTGGAATTAGATGATTTAAAAAAACATTTTGGCGATGAAACGGATATTCAACATCTCATGCCAATTATATTTGGTGTATGGCCTATTCAAAAAAGATTAATGTTACCCGTTTTGTCTATGAATAAAGAATTAATGTTGAAACAACCCGAAGATAATCATCATGTATGCGCCAGTATAATCCAGGCATGTGGAGATTTTCAGGTAGCTTACAAAAATACATGGTACGAAATTAGAGGTTTTGAAGAAGATATGACTAGACGCTTATATCATGATACAAATGTTCAATATAAAGTTATAATGAATGGTGGAAAAATTTTAGCATCAAATACTCCTCATATTTATCATATAGAACACGAGAGAAATAATAGTCCAGAAAATACAAACATTATACGACACAGTTATCCTTCTACAAACGATGAAGATTGGGGTTCTATAAAATACAGCATTTAAAGTTAGTATTACTAATATAAGTATAATGTCTAAAAAGTTAATCGTAACCACAACTATAAATAATCCGACATTAGCTCTTAAAAAATATTCAAATATGAAAGATTGGGATTTTTTGGTGGTAGGGGATAAGAAAACGCCGCATGAAGAGTATAAAAATTACAATTATTTACACCCCGAAGATCAAGAAAAAATGGATAAAAATTTGTCTGACATGATTGGATGGAATTGTATTCAGAGACGTAATTTTGGATTTGTATACGCATTAAAAAATGGATATGACTACATAGCCACGATAGATGACGATAATATTCCGTTAGATAATTGGGGTGAAATGTTTACTCCTCAAGAAGTAGATGTGTATTCTACAGATTTTGGATTTTTTGACCCGTTAAGTGTGACGAGTTATGATCATTTATGGCATAGGGGGTTTCCTCTTCAACATTTACAAAAGAAAAATAATGTTGTCAAAAGTAGGAAATTTTTTAAGAAATTCGATATTCAAGCTAATTTATGGAACGGTGATCCGGATATAGATGCCGTTTGTAGAATGGTATACGCACCCGAATGTAAATTTGACAACTCGTGGTTTACCACAGATTGTTTGGCACCATTTAATAGCCAAAATACTATTCTATCGCGGGATGCTCTAAAACATTATTTTATGTATGAGAATGTCGGGCGTATGGACGATATATTTGCTTCGTATGTTCTTCAGAAAAAGGGTTTTAATGTGGTATTTGGACCACCCTCAGTTTATCAAGATAGAAACGAGCACGATTTAACGGTGGACATGAAAAAGGAATATATTGGATATGAAAACGTAAAGGATATAATAAACGACGAGTCTTTCATTCCTTGCAACGCTTATAATAGATACAGAGAGATAGTGGAATCATTTACATAATCCCCGGAACCATTTTGATCTTATTCACGTAGTATATATAACCACCTACTAGAGCCGCCAGTGCCAATAAAATATAATTAAATGATATCTTTTTACGTTTTTTCTCAGTTTCCCTTATAACCTTTTCAGCTTCTTCTTTAGTCGGGAGTCTTTCCACGCTCTGATGTAATTTTTCAATCTTACCTATGAGAGCGTGTATAGCTTCTAAAATCTGTGTTTCTTTGGAAATGGGTGTTTCTTTATGGTCAACGGTTGTGACTTCTAATATCATGTGCCACTTCGTAGCTGGGTTTAGTTTTACATAATCCCCGTCATCTTGTTCTTCGAATATTTCAAAGTCTAATTTTTGTATAGACATGGGGTTGAAATAATTTGTTTTTCTGTTGAAGCTTTTCCATTGTTTATCTCGTAAAACAATACCATCTGCTCCAGTGAAGTGTCTCTCTAAAGGTACGCGAGCAAAAATATGCCCGTGGCGTTCATCGAGCATTTGCGCAACTTGAGGTATATTTGGACACAAAACGTCCACATGTTTTGCTATGTTAGTGTTCAGTGAAGTTGTGGTGGCTCCAACCTGTGTTATGTAAAAATCTACCATCTTTACACCTAATACGCGACTGAAATCTTCCACATGTGTATTAGAAGTTAGTGATAGATCTAATGAAAATGTATTATTAGTTCCATTTACATAGCCGGAATCCACTACTATGTATTGGACTTTTTTAGGTATATCGTGGATCGACACCATTCTAATATTCTCACAGAAATAAAATTCACCTAAGTTGCGACGATGTTTGTATTTTTATCAAGTAAAAATGGAATTCTGTGTACCGTGTATATCTCCCATGACCCAATTAGATGAATATATCAAGGATAATTTATTTGCTGATGAACTGCGAAAGATGTTCCAAGATATTGTCAACGAGAACGATAAGTTGCGAGGGGAGATTAGCGAACTCAAGAAAAAGGGAAAAGTTTCAAAAGTAAAGGTCGAGAAAATCAGATGCCCGTGTCAAACGGCTAAGGGGGAACAGTGTAAAAAGTTTTGCGCAGAAGGTTTGCAGACGTGCAAAGTCCATGCGCGTCCTCCCAAACCCGCTAAACAGCCAAAGCCTCCGAGAGTGAAGAGACCTGCGTGTACGGGGATCAACATAAGGGGTAATCCGTGTCGCAATAAATGTATTGAAGGTGAGACATTTTGTGAGAAGCACGATCCTTCCAAACCTCTGACGACTAAAAAAACAAAACGTCCCAAAAAGAGGGATGTCCCCGTTCATAATCATGCTCCCGGGGAGACTCCATCGGAACCCTGTTCACTTTGTCAAACCCATGGTGATATATTTGATCCGAACATTATCAAAGTAGAGTTTATGGAATCTCAAGGAGATGATGGAATGATGCTAAAAGATAGAATTTAAAACCTTAGTGGATATAAATTGTAATGAAAATAAGAGAAATGTCAGCTATTCGAAGATTGAACGTTTTACAAAATCATTTTAGAAATTTTTCTCCTTTAGCTTTATCCGAGCAAGTATTATTCGAAAATAAAGCTCCTAAAACTTTAGAAATTTTTCCGGAAATTCCTAAAAGATTCTCTATTCATTTGGATATTAATCATGATAACAAGTTAATTGAATTTGAAACTGAGAATATGTCTGTACACGACAAAATTAACGTCTACCTAAAATATAAGGACCACGTGAGACAGACATATCCAAATTATATTGTCAAGGAACGACATGAATAATACCTAAGTCTAGTGAATGTTTCTTATATTTTATGAAAAATGAAATATTGTACAGTGACGAGTTCTATGTCTAAGAAATCTGTCGAGGTGGATAGCACGAATCATATGTGCGCGGAGAGGCAGTTAATACGAAGGTTATATAGGGAATGTATACGAAAAGGGTACAAGCCACACCAGTTTTCTGAGTGGGTTCACCGAAAGTATGGACACCTCATAATATCTAGAAATACAACGTATGGTGCGGGTATATCAATGCCTTGTGTTTTATGTAGAAAGATGATAGAACGATACGATATATGTTGGATGGCATACGATGGAGAGGAATGGGTGCATAGTGTAAAAACCGCGGTGCTACCTCAATCTATTCCTACGAGAAAGCAGAAGGACGTTCTCGGTTTTGGAAAATGCACCTAAGTTGTAAAGTAGTATTATTTTTTGTAAGATGAACATATTTTTTCTTTCATTGAATCCTAAGGAAATCGCCAAACTATCATGCGATCAACACGTCGTTAAGATTCAACTCGAGATATGTCAAATGTTATACACCGCTTGGTTTTTTTCGGGTCAAGAAGAATACGTCAGAGAACACGCCCCCTTGACGAAAGATGGAAGTAAGCGTGGATACAAACCCGCTCATAAGAAGCATCCCATGACCATGTGGATAGGTTCCAGTATCAAAAATTATATGTATGCTTGTGAAATCGGACTCGCTCTCAGTCATGAATACACAGAGCGGTACGGAAAAATTCACACGTGTGAACATCATTTGCGTTGGTTATACGAAAATCACCCATCTCATTTCGAAGAACGTAAAAGTGAGACTGCTTATTATTCTATGGAGGGTATTCCAGAATGTATGCCTGAGCAATACAAGTCTCCAGATCTTGTATCAGCTTATAAAATGTATTACGTCGCCGACAAAGCCCCCTTTGCTAGATACAAGTGTGAAAGACCTAGTTTTATGTGTTAATCAAATCTTGGAATGTAATAATATCTTCTGTATCTATTAATTTTGAATATTCAAGTTCATCATCGTCAAAGTAGAGGGGGTTTACTCTCGCTTCACGAAAAACACGCTCCAAAGTGAACCCCATAGTGTCAAACTCTTTTAAGATAGATCTCAAAATATCATCATCTAGATTTTCTAGACAAAACTGAAACTTACCCACGGAAAACTCTAGTCTTTCTGTGTAATTACCTTTGACGAAAACATTTTCTTTTATAAATTCTTTTAGATACGATTCTTTCATGGATTTAATCCCATAGTCATCTACTAAATATTTAAATCCGGACGAAACCTTTTTAATGAATCGTCGTTTTTTATTAGACAGAGGCATTCTTATAGTATTAGTTAAAATAATATCTCTAAGATGAATTATGAAGATAATTCGAAATATATGTCCACACCAAAAAAGACTTATTCAGTGTAGTGTGTGTAATGGTGGTGGTATATGTATACACGGAGATATAAGAAGTATGTGTCGCAAGTGTGTATATTCTGAAAAGTGTGAACACGGGTATTCTAAAAAGGCTTGTAGTATATGCTCAAATAAATAATTTCTCCAACTACTATAAGATGGATCGTAAAATTTTGATCCTGGGTATAACCTTGACTGTGGTTATACTTTTCTTAAGTTTTAGGAAAGAGGGATTTTCAACTGCCGAGCTCGAGTCGGCTCGAACCTCCGAGGAGGAAGATATAGGCGAAGTAGAGGTTCCACCCGGTTTAAACATTTCAGATTTTTTACGAAAATTAGAGATAATGAAAGAGGAGA